GCCTGCTATCGTGAAGACCGAGCGCGACATGTGCATCAAGTTCGTTAATTCGCTCAACACCAATGTGGCTCGCGCGCTTGGTGAGTACCGCGAGAACCTATGACACCCAAGGACTTCGTCACCGAGCTCTTTGGTGAGGGGTGGAAGCCTTCCCAGCTCCCATCCTTCCTCGATGCCATCAAGGGCTGGTCAGAGGACTCCCAAAGGTACTATGCTGTACGAGACTTTGCTAAAAAGTTAGAATGGGACACCGACCCACGAGATCGCAGGGAATGCCACGAGTTTGACGACCTCGTGGACTCCAAGCGCTTTGAACATGATCTTGATGAAAATTGACGAAAAAGGCGAACTTCAAGCTGATTGGGAAGCCATAGAACGGTTCACCAAGTGCTTTGACAAGGGCTGTAAGTCTGAACAGGCTTACAAAGCCAAGCTGTTTTCGTTAGTTCTCGAGCATGGGTATGACGTTGCCATGGATGACGTAGATCACGAGCGCAAGCAAGTCCTATTTATGCTCTGTACGCCTGCTGGCAACGCATAAAAAAAGCCCCCCGTATGAGGGGGGCTGAAACAAGTGGCAACTGCTTAAAAGACACTTGTGAGGAGAATTATGGCATGGGGTTGCCCATGGGGTCTGTGTTTGACAAAGACCTTGTCAGGGTGTCGCGGTACTCTTCAGGATTGCGCTCAATGTCTTGTCTTCTTCGGCGCAGGTCGCGGATCATTGGCGCCCCAATAGACAGGGGAATAGCCAAAGGTGCTGTGGGCGGGAAGAACGACCCAACTGTGCCCAATATGCCTGCACCAGTTAAACCAAGGTCAGTGTAGTCAGGCTGAGAAACCCTCATGCCGTAGTCAAGCTCAGGAATTTCCATGCCAATTGACAAGCCACCTAATGGGCCAGAGATGTAAGGCAGTTTGCCCATGGTGCGACTAGCGTTGCTCGCCATGTCTTTAAGCTCACCAAAGGTGGGGGCGGCATTGCTGGCAGACTTCATCATGCTGACAAACAAGTCTTTTGTAGCGTCTAAGCCTGACATCTTGGGAACAACAGGGACTGGAGGCTTAGCACCACCAACCTCGCCTTGAGGGCCGCGGGGGCCAAGATAGCGAGGCAGGTCAGAGCGAGGAGCCAAGACGCCGCTGGGCGTGGAGGTCATGCCGGGTTGCTGTGCAAAGAACTGCGGCGCCTCTTGGGTAACCTGACCCGTCTGACGCAACAGTTGTGCAATTCTCTCAGCCTCAGCCTTAGCCGCCGCCTGCTGAGAAGTCTCAACGTTGTAGCCAGTCTGACGCGCACGACCCGTAGTCCCCAAGTCGCCAGTTGTACCCTGAAGAATGCGCGTGGTCTGAGGATCCGTTCCAGAAGGCAATCCGCCTCTTTGTGAGGGGGTAGGTGCACCACCACCCATTGGAGCGCCTGTAGGGGGCGTTTGAGGGGGTTGCTGACCTAATTGCTGAGCTATTTGACCAAGGCTTTGCGTAACACGACCAAGTCCTCGTCTAGCATCGATTGCATCTTTTGCTACAGCTCCGCCCAAGCCAGCACTGGCACCCACCACAGCGCCAAAAGGTTTCTGTTCAGCCGCAGTCTCACGAGACTCAATCATTTCTTGATCGAGCTTCATTTGTGCAAGCTGAGCTGGTGTTGGCTCATTGACGTTAACAGGAGGCTTGGCGGCTGGTGGAGCGGCATCTGCCGAACCCTCAGCAGGAACTGGTGGGGTGGGATTAAACGCCTCAAACGTACCAAACCCTTTGAGGTCTTGGACGTACTGTTTAGTTTTGGGCCCCATAGGTTTGTCAGCGGCAAGGTCTGCAATCGCGTCTGGGCCGCTGTGGTAGTAAACAGCCGCTAACTTGGGGTTGTTGTTTGTGTACGCCAACGCTTCTTTGAGGTTTTTAAGACCAGCGTCAAGGTTCTTCTCAGGGTCACGCAAATCAGCTTCAGAATAACCGTAAGCCTTACCAGTTGGAATTAAAACCTGCATTAACCCAATCGCACCCTTTTCGCTGTCGGGCGTGTTAGGACGAAGTCTACTTTCTTGGTAGGCAGTAGCAACAGCAAGCGCTGGATCGACGCCAATTGCAACGGCTCTTTTAGCAACCTTCTCGGCTTGATTAAGCTGTTCTTTGTCTAGCTTGCTCAGAAATGAAAGTTTGAGTTCAGCCATATTCAATCCGTTTGTTTGTCTACGTTTGCACCAGCCGCCTTAAGATCAGGCTTACCTTTTTGTTGTTTTGTAGATGTTATGCCAGCCATCTTACGCATGTCATTATCGTAATTGCTGTACAGTGACTTGAACTTAGGCGAGTCCATATAGTTCAAGTAGGTGCTGTCAGGGTTCTTAGTAACAAACTCACGATAAGCGTTCAGATCGTCTCGCTCGTAACTTGCGCGCTTACTCACAGCTTGAGCACGTAGCTTGAGAACCTCTGGACTCATAGAGACGTTACCAGCACCAGCACGGCGAACAATGGCTCGCTCGCCTTCGGTGATAGGGCCAGTCCCCTTCAAAAACATATTTGCGTAGTTCAACTCAATGTTGGCTTGCTCAGAGGCGCCCAAGCGAACTGCGTTGATGTCAGAGTCCTTAATCCGTGGGTTTGCACCACGAACAGCATCCTCGAATCCTCCCATGTCTACGTTGACTTTGTTGGCGCGAATGCCATCACGAACCAACACACCAATGGCAGGGAGAATGCCTGCTTTATCAAAAGTGCCAAAACCTTTGGGGTTCTTATCCACAATTTCGTATAAAGAGTCAGCAGAACGCGCCAAAGAATCGTAGCGCTTGATGTCGTCAGGAAGCGTCTCGCGACGTTTAACTTCACTCTTGGCCTCGCCAGTAGCCAATTCTTTTTTACGAGCGGCAAGGGTTTCTTCTTGCTCTTTGCTCAACATGCCGCTTTGAACAGGAGCCCCAGCAGGAGCGGCGCCAGTAGGTGTAGCGTTGGCAGGCGTAGGTTCAGTTGTGGCAGGCTTAGGCGCGGGGCGCTCAAGACCGTTTCTGATCATGTCAGCAACTTTCCAATACTCTTCAGGATTGTTGTTTGCTTGAGCATTAGCCAAACGACTAGCCATGGTTTTGCTTGTGGTGAAGACACCGCCGCCTTGACCGGGAATCCTGACATCAGTAGGCGTAGGATCAACTGGCGCAAAGACTTGACCAGTCTTGATGTTGGTTGCGCCACGCTCATTGACAATGATGTTCTTGCGACGCATCTCGTCAATCTCTTTCATAATTTCACCCATAGGCTTACCAGCACGTCTCAGTCTGCTGGCTAACTCAGTCTCTTCAGCATCCCACGTAGTAGGTTGGGCAGGGAATAACTGCTGACCAGAAGGTTGTACGGCTGGTTGAGGTGCAGGCGGTGCTACGGGTGGTGCGGCTTGAGCCAATGGAGATGGCGGAGCGGCAGGCGGAGCAACAGGGGGCGGAGCGGCTTGAGCCAAAGCGCCAGTAGGTGGCTGAGGCGCGGTAGCTGGAGCAGGGGCGGAAGCCGCAGGCAGTGCAACAGGTGGTGGCATACCAGCCGCAGGGGGCGCAGGCTGTGCTGTTGGGGCTTTGTAAGCTCTGGCATTAAACGCCGCTTGATCTTGCTCGGCGTTTTGGGCTTGAATGGTTGTTTGTAAACCTTGCTGAGCCAGCTCCATGCGCATCTTAGCCATGTCCATGGTGCGCTTTTCTTCAGCGGCTTGGGCAGGGCCTAACGAGGCGGCTACGTTACCTAAAGATTCACCAAAAGCCCCAGTCTTTGTGGGCGCAAAGAAACCTTGTGCGGCGGCTAAAGCTACAGGATCAAGCAAGCGATTGTTTCGCTGTGCAAGGATGTCTCTAGCCTCTTTTTGGGCGGCTTCGTACTCAGTCCAAGAAGGAGTACCGTAACCTAGGGAAATTGGAGCTGATGCTTGTGCCATAATTTTTAACCTTTAATCAGGCAATAATCCACCAACATACTTAAACGCTTTGTCTAAAAGACCAGTTTGATCTTTGTTCGTTCCAGCCGCAACCAATGAACCCAAGCCACCAATCTGTGACAGGATGGAGGGGCCGTAGGAGGAGGCGGGGCCTTCCGTCTTCTCAGTCGTAACCGTTGGGTACGTATAACCACGTAGGATCTGCGCCACGTTACCAGCCATGGTGGTTGGTGCGTTAATTAAAGCTTGGTTCTGGGCTTGCTCAATAGCGCCGATGTCCGCCTGAGTCTTCAGACCAGTCGTAGCGGCTTGCTGTTCTTGAGCACCTAAAGTGCCCAAAGCTTGGGTGCTTTGTGTCTGACCACTCATCTCACGCAAGGCGGCGTCTAGGGCTGACTGATAACCAGCAGAGCGAGCTTTGTTTTGCTCTTGCAAAAGGGTGGTGTTCACATCACCCATGGTCTGACCCATGGCGTTGGCATAGCGTGAGCTACCCAAAGCGCCAGAACCTACAAAGCCAGCCTTAAGCTGGGGCATAAGGTTACGTTGGACATTCGTGGCGCTTTGTGCCCCCATACCACCGACTACGGCGGCTTCGTAAGGGTTATAAAACTTAGAGATGTCAGTTGGGCTAACGCCCGTAGCTTCTTGACCCGTTGAGTACGCCAAATCCATTGGATCCTGATAGCGATAAAGGTCGGTAGGAGCGGCTGTAGCCGCGCCTGTCTGCAATGTACTTAACGGCGCAACGTAAGGCTCACCAGCCTTTTTCATTACGTCGTACGTAGGAGCCGTGTATGCGCCAGTTACTGGATCTTTTGTACCCAAAGCCTGCTGACCTTGCTGTGCAAGTTGCGTCAGGTAGTCCGTCAGGTACTGAGGAGCTACAGCCGCCGTTTCGCGGGTAGTTGTTACATTTGGTGGCGCTTCACCTTGGAATAAGCTTGCCATTTATTTGCTCCTTACCTGTTTCTTTAGGTAGTCAAGTGGTGATTTCAATGCTGGCGGTGGTAGGTCTTTTGGCTTCTTAGACCTAGCTCTGGCGCGTATAGAGTGCATCATTTCGTATAGTTTATCTGAACCAGCCTTGGTTGAGCCATTTCCTAAAGCAGAAACTACGTCCGCAGGGAACACAAACTCACCGTCAGCCAGCATGGCTTTGATGTCGTCAGACTGCCCATCGCCCTCGCCAGCCACATGGGCGCCGTGGCGGTAGTCCAAACGACCGTCTCCGCGAGGAAGAGCTCCCAAGGCGCCACCAGACTTAACCAGCAGGGGTAGGGGCATAGCGCCACCAGAAGCCATCTGAAGGGGGGCGACGTAGCCACCAGCCGCAAAGCCTAGGGATCCCTCTTCCTCTTCAGACTTTTCGCCAAACAACGTGTCTAGGTCGTCTGGAGCTGTGCCGTATTTCCAATTGCCTTGATCTGGCATATCTGGTTCCTGTGTATTAACTTGAGGTAATGCTGGCATTTTCTCAGTATTCATGCCTTCTTGCAAAGCCTGAAGCTTGGCAAGCGGATCCACGAACTTATCCTGAGTCATGTACGCCTTAAGCATCTGAGGGGGAAGGCGATCCATTTCACCAGCCATAACCGCTCCGCCTAGCAAACCAGCGCTTAAAACCGCCTTCTTCTTGGTGGACGTCTTGGGGGTTGTTGGTGTGACTGGTGTAGCTGTTGGTGTGCCAGAGATCAAGTCATTGATCGTGCTGATCAGGTCAGCTTTTTCTACGGCTGAAGTTGCTGTTTCAGTTGCAGACTTTTTAAGCTGATCAATGTTGATGTTGATGTTCGTATTGACGTTGGCGTTTACTGCGGCGTTTACTGCGGCATTGATAGCAGTATTGGTGTCCACCCCAGCATTCACAGCCGCGTTCACAGCCGCATTGACTGCGGCGTTGACGTTAGCATTTACGCTTGCATTTGTATTGGCATTTACGTTGGCGTTTACAGCCGCGTTGATTGCCGCAGTTACAGATGTTTCAATCGCTGTGGCGGCATTAACATTACTGCTCAGCGCGGTTGTTACAGCAGAATCTACGGTAGTTGTTATTGCTGTGTTGGCATTTACGCCAGCACTTGTAGCCGCCGTAATTGAGCTGGATACAGTCTTTGATACATCCGCACCGCTTGTAATTGCTGAGCTGACAGTCGAATTGATCGCTGTGGTTGTGTTAGCACCAGCGGTAATGGCTGAGTCAATAGACGCCGTGACTGTCTGATTTACATCAGCGCCGCTTTCAACGGCAGAAGATACGGCGGCTGTGATAGACGTGCCTGTATCAGCACCGTTGGTAATGGCTGAGTTAACGGTAGCACCAACAGCAATCTCAACGCTTGAGCCACCAGACAGTGAAGTCTGAACAGAGTTTGTAATGGCTGTGTTTACGCTTGCCGCATTACCAGAAGTAACGGCGGCTGTAATGTTGTTGTTGATTGTCGTGGTTGTGGCAATGTCACTAGGTGAAGTTGCAACAGCAGTACCCTTACCAACAGCTCCACCGAGCACGGTTTGTGTTAGCGCTTTGTTGGCATCTAGTTCTTGACCAAGAATTGCATTGACAGCAAGAGATGAGCCGCCCTCTTGACCACCTTCAACTACTGTTTCACCGACAATCTTAGTACCAGCTTTAGCGCCAATATTTCCAATTTTGCCAACAACAACGTCAGCAACCTTGCCTAGTGTTAACTGAACAGCGGCTTCCGCCATACCAGCGGCGGCGCCAGCTTTTCGGGCGTCTGACAAGGCGTCTGCATGGGTTTTACCAGCCTTGATAGATTCGTCATAAGTTTCTAGGGCGGCGTTACCAGTGGTCTCACCAACGTCCATAGCGCCTGTGGCAACCAAGATGCCTTTGACGCTACCCCCGCCGAGGAAGAGACCGGGCAACTCTTGCCTCAGCTCCACCTCAACCTGACGACCCAAGCCACTGTTGCCGTCCATGATGCGACCAGCCAAGATGCCTATCTTTTCCCAGCCTTTTGCGTTTTGAATCAGCGATGTTGTTTCATTCCAATTTTTGGTATCCACCACACCATTGCCAATGCTTTGACCAACTTTAGTCAAATCATTGCCACTCTTCACAAAAGCGTCTGCAAGGGGCTTGTTGTTTGTCAACAAAGCTATGCCACCTGCAACATTCTTTTCTAAGTTGCCAGCGGCTTCGTATGCCGTGCTCACACTATTTGTGATGGGGCTGTTTGGGTTGTTCTTTAGGTAGTCGTTAGCCGCGGCACTGCTCAACTTCATTTGATTTTGAACGGCATTAACCATAGTGTCAAAAACACCCGTCTTTTCCATAGACGCTATTGCGGTTTTTTGAGCGGCTTGTTGCTTGGCAAGTTCTTCTGCGGCAGTAGCTCGTGCGGCTGTATCGCTTTGAGCGGCGACAGTCTTAGATGCATCCGTTACTGTTGCCAAATTTGCTTTGTTCAACTGATCGATGGTGGGGCCAGCCAAGTCTGGGCGTTCAGCGGCTGTAGCAGTTGAGTACTCCTTACCCTGCCATGTAAAGGTTTGTCCAGCACCCAAGCCAGCTCTTGCCGTAGCAAAAGCTTCGTTAAATGTTTTGGCGTTTTTGATGTCGTCTAAGACTGCGGTTTTTTGGGTTTCATTAAGCGCCTGAGTTACAGCCGTATTTGACGCACCCAATGTGTATGTCTTGCCATCAAATGTAAAGGTTGTACCTGTTGGGTTGCGCTGTTTAGCTAGATAAGCCGCCTCTTCAATATTGTCTGCTTCTGCGTTGCCAATAACTGTGTTGTTCCTTGCGGTGTTTGCCGCTACTGCCGCATCTACACCCTCAAACTCACCACCCTTTAAATTGGCGGCGGTGTTTGCTGTAAGTGCGTCAGACTCTAGCTGGGCAATCGTGTTGGCGGCATTGTTGTTGTCAAGCGTGTAGGTCTTGCCGTCAAACGTGAACTTGTTGTAACCACTGTCCTCCGCAAATTTAGCGGCGGCATTAAGATCCATAGCGCCAGAGGCGTCAATGGTTAGTTGATTATTAAGCTCAGCAGTTACAGCGTCATTTACGGTTTTGTCGGCTTGAATTGCATCGGCAATAGTGCCTGTTTTGGCGGCTTTTGTAGCGGCTGTTCCAGCAGTCAAAGCGGCATCAACCAAATCTGTTAGGGATAGATCTCCACCGTTTTTAATGGTGGTTGAAATAACACTTCTTGTAAAATCTTGTTCGCCTTTTGTTAGATTGCTAAAGCCTTCAATGTTGTTAGTGATTTGTCCTATACCAACATCAATTGCGCCGCCAGCCAATGATGTAAGAATGTCAGCTTTGCCCTCGCTAGATACAAATTTTCCTACGCTTCTACCAATGACATTTGCGGCTTCAGTGCCGACTGTGTTAATTAGTTCTGTAGACCCAGAGACATTTCCAGCAATCTCTCCGCCAACGTATGCAAGCAATGTGCTTTTAGCAATGTCCTCAACACTCTTGCCCATAGCGGCTTGAAGCATGGCTACGCCAGCGGGGCCCCCAAATTGAAAAGCGGCGTAATTAGCGACTGCGCCAAGAATAGGATTATCTGCAACCAGATTAACCAAATCGTTAGATGAGCCGCCATATTTGGAATAAAAAACAGGTTTACCAGAAGCGTCAAACTTAACGCCATACGCAGTAGAACCCTCCCCAGCAAAAGTACCGCCCCAAATATCGGGGCCGTTCTGGGAAGCTTTGTCGTAATATGAATTTATTGTTTCACCAGTTTTTACGTTACCAAAAGTTTCGCCAGTTGCAACAACTGCCTTTCCATCTTTGATGGTTACTTTTGATGGGTCAACTGGAGTAACAGTATCGTAGCCGTCATATTGACCATAAACAGACCCAAGCTTTGCATCAGGAGGAACGAAAACAGTTTTGAGTACAGGTCTATTTTCTCCAGTTTCATAGTCGTATTGATATTCTCCTGTTGGTTGGCGAATATAGCTAACAGTTTTACCTTCTTCATCAGTTGTGGTAATAACTTGTTGTCCGTTGTATGTCTTGCCAATTTCCTGTACAGGTTCGTACTTTGTAACTTTACCAAGATCATTGATGTCAGTAAAACCTTGCCCCGCCAACAGCACCGCCATGTCATAAGCATTTTTTTCAGCAGAACCGTAACCTTCACCGCCCCAATATTGCGTTTTTCCTTGAGCAAGGATCTGATTAGCTAGTTTATTTACTAAACCTGCTGTGGGCATGGTAGTAACAGCTTCATTCCGCGCCGCGCCAAGAAAAGTATCGAGTTCTCGTGCATCAATAGTTTTACCAAAATTCCAACTATCAATTTCAGCTTGAGATGGTGTTCTACCTAATGTATCTTCATACAATTTAATTAAAGGATTTGCTGTGTCTGTGGTTGTGTCTGTTGCAACGCTTTTTGCATTATTAGTCGTTAAATTAGTGTTAGCTTGAGTAAGGGCGCCAGTTGCGCCTGATTGATTACCCAAATAATTTTTAACGTAATTGGTGTACTGATCGGCGGGGTTCTGCGCCATGTAGTCAGTAACAGCGGTACTAAAACGAGTGTTAAGGTCTGCGGGGTTGAGTTCACCCCTTACTAAAGCGCGAGTCCATGCGTCAAGACCTTCTGTATCAATTTGATTTGCACCTGTACCAACACCCGTGCGCCCAATTGTGGCGTATCGAGCCTCGACCAATGCTCGTGCGGCATCGGGAGACATGGCGCTTGTATTGTTAGTAGTAGCTTGCGCTAGTGCGCCAGTATCTGCACCTGTATTTGCAGGAGCGGCTACGGTTGGAAGTGCACTGGGAGCGTTAACAACAGGTGGCGCAACGTTTGCATAAATTGGACTGCCCTGCTCATCTGTGTTTGTATAGGTAGGGGCAAGTGCTGTTTGATACCTTTGTGCGACGTCGCCATAATTCAAGCCAGTGGCTTGAGCCATTTGCTCTGGTGTTACACCAGCTTCGCGCATGGTGGTAGCGATTAAGGTGTCATCCGCACCGGGGTTTTCATTTAACCAACCAAGAATGTCTGCATTTGATACTGGCATGTCAATTCACCGCTGGGTTAACAGAGTTGACAAGAGCTTCAGCCCATTCTTGCCAGTCGTCGTAGATGTAGGGGCCGGGGATGCCCTCATTCGTAAACACATCGATAGCTTTAAGACCAGCCGCCCACTCTTTCCAATCCGTGTTCGCATCTGGAATAGCCAACTGCTGTGCGGCGTACTGTTCGCACATGAGCGAAGCCCACGACTCGAAGGTGTGATACCTTGGATCGTAGACTGGATTGGTGTTGAGTATTGTTGCCATCAATAAGGTCTCACATCACCGAAGTCAGCGTCTAGGATAATCTTACCAACTTGGTAATTACCACCAGTCACGTTAGACACAAACTTTAACCTCAACTCACGACGCTGTTCACGCATGTCGACCTTGCCTGTCGTGGGCGTAAACGTGTACGCAGAAGATGTTACGTCTTGAGACTGAGCAAATGGTCGTCCAGTCACGTACAGCTCCATGTCACCACTTTGAATAAAGTCAGGCTCAACACGCTCTAAACGTAGCCATTTGTTCTCGCCAACAGGAGAGGGCTGAGAGGGGCCTCCAGAGACCAAACCCAAGTCATTGGTTTCAAAATAGGACTCAATCGCAACCGATAGAGCACCACTGACCTTGTCTGTACCAATCTCGTTTTGGTACAAAGACACAAAGTTCATCAATGTGCTGACAGTCAGAACAAACCCAGCACCACCTGTAATTGATGCTGACAGGGTATTACCGACTGCGTAATTAACACCATGACCATTGATCACCACGGCAGTCACAACATTACCTGCGACGGTGATATTGGCTGTAGCGCCCGTTCCTGAACCACCAGTTAGAGGGGTGTTGTTATAAGTTCCGTTGGTGTAGGCAGATCCAGCGTTTGTGATGGCGGCAGTCAAAATACCGCCTGAAGCGTTGATATTCCAATCAGCGGAAATTGGAAATGGGAAGACTTGAGAGAAGTAACCAGCAGAACGCTGAGCACCCAAAGCCTGACCTGCGTCGTACCAAGTATTCTCACGCACGTTGTAGACAATTGCGTCTGTGCACTCTGTGGCTGTACCACGAGGATAGAACCACCAGATCTCGCCAAAACGCGGAACCTTTGAGACCCAAACCTTCTCGCGCTGGGCGTAGTTCAAGTTGTCAAAGAAGTAGTTTTGGTTCATGGCGTTAGGGATCTCTTTCACAACACCGTTGTAGAGCAAGAACCTGTCAACACCACACCAATAATAGATACCGTCGTACTCAATCACTGACTGACTAGACAGAATAGAAGACTGAGAAGAGATCAAGTCATAACGCCAGTACTGAGGGGGCGTACCAGCACCACCGATGTAGGACACGCGGATCAGTGAATCAAGGCTCCAAAACAGCCCAGAAGGCGCGTTTGAGCCGCCCCTGACGGGTAGCCCTTGGACGATCTTTCCAGTAGCTACAGAGACCTCATTTGCGTCAGCAGAGACCCAATCTTGGACATTACCTGCACCAGAGTTCCTGATCAACCCATCGTTTCCGTAGACAAACACGTAGGGGTGAAGGGTAACCACGCCACCAGAGACTGATACGTTGTTGTCAAAAGTAATGGTAGAAGCACCAGAGGTTGTCGCGGCGTTGGAGATCACCACGTCTTGAATCTGACCCATTGTGAAGACCAAACCAGTCGTTGATCCAGCAGTCGTGGTGATTGCCGCACCACCAGAAGACGCAGACAACGTGAAGGTCGTCGCATAGTTGGTGGCAATAATAAAGTACGTCACGCCAGAAGTGATACCTGTAGCGGTGCCAGTGTTAGTGCCAGACACGGCTACTGTCTGACCAATGTACAGACCAGTTGTAGAGGTGCAAGAACACTGACCAGCAATACCTGTAACAGCTACGGCGTTCAACACTGGAACCCGTAGGTTGGCAGAGACAACAGTTGTGCTAGAAGGAATACCTGTTCCTGTGATTGTCTGACCAGCGCCAATCAAAAGGCTCTGTGTCGACAAGTACATGGTCGTGGTAGCGTTTAAAAACACGGAGCTTGTGAACACCCCAAGAGCCGCCATCGAGGTGCCAGTGATGTCTCCACCCAAAACAGGAGTGTTGATGTTGTTGTCGATGAGGGTCAAGTTCTGACCGGGGTGCGCAAGTAACAAATTATTCCCAGACCCACTCACGTCATAGAACGTGTCAAACTGCCATAAGTTATCTGCGTTTGCTGTGAAGTTTGACAGCGTCATGTCCGTGATACCAGAACCTGTTCCAGTACTGCTAATTGGTAGCAACTGCAAGCCACCAGAGTACCCGCTGAACACGTTGTTAAAGTTCTGCTGTGGATTGAGGTAGATCCCGCGAGAGGGGCCTGCCAAGTCGTTCACAATCTCACGATACCCACCCATCTTACGTGGACGACCACGCTGAAAGCGAACCCAACGACCGTCGTTGTAGAACTCTTTGTCAAAGACGGTTCCATCGCGTTGGATGCCCGGCTTCGTATCAAGGGCAAACACCTTTTTGGTCATGTAAACGTGCCCCCAGCAATTCCAGTGGTGAACGTGCCAGAACCAGTTACGGCGACCCCAGTCGCTGTTACACCCACACGCTTAGTACCAAGCACGGAGATGCCCAATTCACCAGCCGCAGGGCGATACAAACCAGTGTTTGTTTCAGCGGAAAAGTTAAGGGCAGGGGTTCCAACAGTACCATCCACCAAGCTGACGGTAGTTGCACCAGCTTGTGTGGTGTTGGCGTTAAGGAAGTTGGTTCCGTCGCAGATGAGGGTGGCTTGTTGCCCCGGTGGTATGGTTGCCGTAAACCCCAACCCTGTTGTCACTGTGAAGGTAAAACCGTTGTCAGTCACCTGATTAGAGATCACGTACAAGTTAACAACAGGCGGGAACGTCACCACCACGTTGCTTGTCAGGTTACCCACATACTCTTGAATGTTGTTTGCCGCCTCGTTATTTGTCAGCAAAACAGATCCGCCAGTCACGCTCTTTGTAAGTGCAGTAAACGTAAACTGGCTACTGACACCATAACCAACGGTCACATAAGCCGTACCTGTACATACAATAAATGCTGACTCTGTTGGGTTGAATGTCTTGGAAGAGTTACCGTCAATTAGCTCAGCACCAGTACAAGAGATCGTAAAAGACCCTGTACCGTTGTTCTTAAACAGCGTGAACCAGTTGTTCCCAAGCGTAGCCGCGGCTGGGAGGGTGGCTGTACCTGAACCACTAGACCACACACGGGTCTGAGCTCGATCAGTGGCGGCAAAAGTAGTTCCGCTTGTAATAGCGGCGCTAGGGTGGCTCTGGTTGAGCGTAGCACCACTGGCGACCAATCCGTAGCCTGCAAGGGTAGCGGCATCAGCAGAGGATGTGCCAGTGCCAAAAGCAATCACTCCCCAAGTACCTTGTGCGGTAGCGTTGGTGGTGATGTAGATGTACTTGGACTCACCAGCGGCTACAGACACAATGGTGTTCGTGCCAGCGTAGTCTTTAACCGTAAACGTGTTCGCACCAATGTTTCGGATCAGGGCGTCGTTACCAACCGAGGTTTGGTTGGCAGGGGGCATATACAGGCTCAAGCTACCAGCGGTAGCAGTCACCTGCATGATGCGAGAGGCGTAGTCAGTGCTGGTCGTGCTGTTGGAAGGCCAGTTTAACTGCGTGTTAGCAGACAACGTAACCGCACGAAAACTGACGTCCGTGGGCTGAATTACGTCACCAGTAAAGGGGCTTACGTAGCTCATGAGTCGTTCGCAATCGCTTGACGATCAGCCAGACGCAACTTGTCCTCAGCCATAAGCGTGTCCATGATCAGTTTGTATTGACCCTGCCACATAGGGATGCGCTCGTCATTCTTGAGGAACGGCATAGCCTGTAGCAAGGAACCGTAAAGCAACGCCTGTGGGGCGTAGATGGTGAACCAATTGGTCTGGTTAGAGCTGTCCAAAGGCTGAACACGCTCGTAGTACAAGACCTCAAAGGCGTACGCTACGTCAGGCGTAGGCGCTATGAGCCAGTTGGAATAATCGTAGTCAGCGTAGTAGACAGGGGTGCCTGTCGCCGTGGGAGAAGGCCAGTATTCCCGTAGGTACTCATACCTTCTGTTCAGCACTGGCTGGCGCGATCCACCAACTGTGATGTTCATCGACACGGTTTTGTGCCAACGAGCAGGTTTGGCAATCGTAGAAGTCCCAATCACCATGTTGCTGGTGTTGACCGTCAGGTTACCCAAAAACTTGATCTGAGAGGCAATAACCTGCTCAGCCAACATGATAAACAGAGGGATCTTGTCGATTGTAGCGGTGTCAGTACGCTCCAGATAAGACTGGATGTTTTCGACCAAGCTGTCATAGGTCATAACACTTGCAGTCGCCATGCGTTCACCTCGTAGATTCGTTGAGACATTTTAGTATGCCTTTTAACTTGTGACAAGGTTACTTGCTTGCCACACCCTTAGTCTTCTCAAAAGAACGCATACCAGCGATTCCCAAGATTCCTGACAGGATGACCCAAAGTTGGTCAGCCTCTAATACCGGGGGAGGATCCATGCCAACAGGAACCCAGCCCATAGCCTGCAAGTACTTCCAGCACCACTGAAAAAGCGGGTAGAGTAGGAATTGGTAGCCCATAGCCGCCACACCGATCCACCCAATGGCAGGACGCCAGCCGCTGACAAACACGCTACTGGAGGAGGCTTCGATCTTGTTAACCTCGATCTGGGCTAAGTCTGTAGCTTGGTCAATGCGCTTCTCTTCAAGATCAAGCTTTCTCTGCTCAATCTCCATCTCCATCTTTTCTTTGTCGGTGGTGATTAGGTCGCCTGCAACCTTACCCACGGCTTCAATGATTGATCCAACGCCTATTAAGCTCATTTCAAACCTTTCAGTGTGCGATTCAGCCAGCCCTTCAGGAACTTGACCTGCACAGGGTTTTTGTTGCAAATCTCAACATAACGAGCTATTTTTGCCAAAGCGTAAGATTCTTTGAACCTCTGTCCGTCAGTAATCTGGTTAAGCTTTTCGACGGTTTTAGCCCCAATACCTCCGTCAGGAGTAGCTCCAACCACGAGCTGAGCAAGCTTTACAGCCATGCCCATACCTGCATTTACCCCAAAGTTAAAGATGGTGTTGGCTACGTCTTGGTTACTGATCTCGTTACCTCGCATCTTGTCCCAAAACTCAACGCGGTAGAACTCACGCACCATAGGCGTCAAGGAGCCACCAAACTCCTTCTTGTCCACAAGCGCCCAGCCAGCCCATTGGGGGTTTTTGTTGCGAGCAATGCCAGCATAGGTCATGCCCCCAGTGTCGCCGGGCACTTCGTGGAGGACGTAACCGCCCTCATCCTGCATCATTAGCTCAAAAGCTGGTTCAAACTGAGCCATAACTTTTCCTTTACTGTTTGTTTTTACTCAGCATGGTTGCCGCAATATCCATCATGGTTCTTGTTACCTGAATGTCGGCGGGTTCACTATCCCAACCCACAGTAATCTGGCCTACAAATCTGTTTGGGTCAGGTGGAATGCTAATTCGGCAAGTGTAGGCAACCCCCTTGGCGATGTACCACAGACCCATCTCGGACTGCGCTGAACGGTATTCTCCGCAAGGTATCTCGCTAGCCATCAGCTTAACCACATCTGCATTGTTGGCTGCGTTCTGTGTAAACAGGCCAACGTCAAGCCCGTCATTGGTTTTGTCTCGGCCTTCTTTGGTGTAAGCGCGGTACAGCACTCTGGTTCCAAACATGGGGTTCACTTTGAACACAGCAACAATGGTGGCGTTGGTGGTTTTAAACAAGTGAGCAGCAGCGTCTTCTACCCTGTCCTCAACAATGCTCGGCATCTTTTTAGACTCTTTGTATGCACCCATCAGCAGTTCTTGGTTCTGCCAAACAAAGTATCCAGAGAACGCAAACACCGCCATGAGTATCAGCGCAAACAGTTTAAACGGGCTATCCACGTAGGACAGCACCTTGCTCAATATGTCTGCTGGCTTTTCGTCACTCATCCTAGTCCAATCATTCCAAGTAGTTTATTCACAACCTTGTCCGACAAATCATCAGGCAAGAATTTAAGAAACCCAACAACGTACCATGCAATGCACATACGTACGAAGATCTTAAGGAAAAGGTCAAATTGCTTCTGGTACTCATTCACCGCCCACATCCTGCTTTGCCGCACATATTTTGCAACTCAGTCAAACCAAAAGCAATTAGCGTTACAAGAAAAACAATTGCCAATCCAGCTACTAGGTAAACCGTCTGTTCTTCCTCGGCTTCTTTTTGCTTCTTCTCTTCAAGCCGTAGCGCCTTCATCTCTTTGGCATCTGCCAAATCCATTGCGGCTTGACGTGCTTTGATCTTGTTCCACACGTCAATCTTGCCTGTTGTCATGAAGAGCATCTTTAACTCTTCTTCAAACGCTCTGGCTTGCTCAAGCACCATCTCAATCTGTAGCGCGGTTCCCATGTTGGAACCCTTCTTGGAACGCTTGGCCTCAATCATCGCCTTGGTAGCGGTGCTCCTAGCATCAAACATCTTGCCGATCATCGGGGCAAGACCGCCTAAATCATTGGCAACCTTGCTGGCCTTCTTGACCATGCTGATGGCATTTTGCAACCCATCCAGTGCTGCTATGGGATCAATTGGAATCACACTAAAGTCCAAGCAATTATGTACGTGCCAAATATAACGAAGGCAACTATAAGAGTCGCCGCAATGAATGCTTCGACCCAGTCCCACATGCTATAGCCCCAAAATCTTTTTGACGAGCTCTCCAGCGACGCCTGGTCCGAACAATACACAGACCATCACCGCATAGAGCAGATACTCAATCTTCGTCATGCGCTTGTCCCCATCACGCAAAGAGCGGTCTATGCTGTTATAGCGTTCCGAGCAGATAGCTTCATGCACAGCAAGCTTAGTCTCCACTGTTTCCATCTTCGACCTCTGGGGGTTTGGCGGCTTCTTGAATGGCTTGAATCAGGCTGTACACCTCTTGGTAGGGGCGTGTTCCAAGGTAGCCAAGAACTTGATTGACAGTTTCAATTGGTAGTTGAAGTTTCATCTTGATGCCTTATTCTGTAGCGGTAATTATTGCCGTTGACGTGTCTCTGTCAATCGTCATGTAGCCAGTACAAGTGATGTTGTAGTCTACCCCATTCTCGTCTTTTTCGCTCTTGACAGGGACTGCAATATCTAGGTTCTTGAATAAGAATTCTTTGCTATTTTCAAAGACGCGCCACACATGGTCAACCGTTCCACGACCTTCCATGCCTCTGCTCTTGTTGAACCTGATCTTGTACGTGTTCATATCACCTCGGCAGGGGGCGGGGGCGGCAAAGCCTTCTCAACGCCAATCGTAAAGTGAATGAACGTAAACGGCTTGTCAGATCTGTTGCGGGTGAACAGATGCGGAACCCAAGCGTTGGTCATAATTAAAAGACCCGGCTTTGGCTGAAAGTTTACCATCGTGGTTCCAAGCGTTACCTGACTAATGTCTTTCTGTGGCAGGTTAATCTGCTTCTTGGCTTGGTTTGGGTCTGAGAAAATAATCCTCGCCTCTTCATCAGGGCAGTCAAGGAAGTAAAACCCAACCAACTGAGCGCCTGCACCGTGGATGTGCTCATCCATACCTGAATGTTTTTGATGCTCTTGCGCCCAAAACTCCATGAGATTTGTGCTCTTGTCTCTCATATCGTAGCCTTGGCTGTCTAAAATATTCCAACCAGACTGGGCTATGTGTTTAATCAAACCTTCTAAGCGACCATCAAACATACTTCCTGTTTGAATGAGCAAACCGTCAGGGCTTTTTACAGAGTTCTTTAGGTAGTCCGCAACAACAGTTTTGGCTTCATCCAAAAACTGAGGTTCCTCGGCAGTGTAGACCGCCGAAGAAAAATAGTAGCTTGTTGCAAAGCTGGAAGACATTACTCAGCAACTTTCTCAACCCAAGACAAAGTTGACTCGCTCCAGTCGTACTGCTTGCCATCATTAGGCTTTGCAGTAGGAGCCGCCCAGTCTTTTGTGGTGCTGTCAAAAACCCATGATGGGTAAGGTTTGACACCTGTAAAAACATTGTGTTCTTCGTTGTAAATCATGCCAGCGCCAGCGTAACGACCACGAATAGAACCGTTGTACGAGGTCTGCACCCAACGACCCCCAAAGAGCCTTTCGCAGTATGCCGCACCAATGTATTCTTTTTCAGTTCCATCAGCACTAGATGTATCGGAGTTTTCCACTACGATTACACGCAGCACCACGGTGTTAGAGACAAGTTCTGCAAAATTCGCCATTAGTTTCTCCAGCTTAGGTTTTCAA